GTATATGTAGGTCATCTTCTCCAACCTGAAGCATGGCATCACCAGCAAAATTATCTGGTAACTCACCACTTACGATATTTGGAAACTCTGATATCTCCGAATTAATAATATGTGGTGTATTGACATTTGCATCGGTTGGAGATGGCGTAACGTTAATTCTTGCAAGTGTTTCTGGTGTCGGACTATACGAAGCAAATGTGTAATTTGTACTTGAACTGGTTGATCGAATAGGTATACTCGAAACAAAATTTCCATTAATGTTTGTTAGGTGTAATGTATTATTGTTCCAGATTATAACTTTTCCGGTGGCAGTTGCTGTGCCGGCTGAGTATCCTTGATATACAATTTCACCTACTTGGTAATTTCCAAAACCAGAATTTGCATTCATATTAAAGAGAACAACATCCTCTGGTCCAATTTTGTTTAAAACGGATGTAATTGAATGTGTAATCAAACCACTAGATGAATCATTAATCTTACCAAATATAAATCCTTTGACCGTAAAGTTTAGTGTCCAAATAATGTTTCTGGTACCTCTAGAATAATCACCTTCATAATCTATATCTTGTGAAGTTGAATTTAAAATTATTGGAACTTCTTTAACAATACCCATTTCAGGTATTAAATTTAATTTGATTGTATAATCTGGTGTAAAGTAAGGAAGAATATGTTCGATAATTTGCGTACCATCTTCAATGTTTCTTACATAAATGTAAAGGTTAAAATCAAAATTATATGGTACAGGATTATATTGTGATACTAAACCAGTATTTGTTTGTGCAAAATTTTTAAAATTGGTGTTTAATTTTCTAGAAGCATCGTATGTAAAACCGGTCATTTCAAATGACATTCTTGGTAGTGTTACTTGAACCTTTTTGTTTAATAGTGGATCTTCTTCGTTACGAAAAACATATAACTCTTTTGGTCCGTAAATAATAGGAACAATTAATCGTTCTGCTTCAGTCAAATTAGGATTGTAACGAACCAAAGTAATGTCATTAAACATATTACCAAAACCAATAACCAGTTTTCGTATGATTCGATTATAAAAAGTATTGGCCATTATATACTTCCAAACGGATTGGTTTCAGAAAAATCAATAATAGAATTGGCTTGATTTTCGATAATGTAGTTATCACTTGATTCATCTCTGTTGTTATCTTTTAATGGATCAAAATTGGCCAAAAGATAACTAGCATTACTTGATGCACCAATAATATTTCTGTTAGGTACAAATTCACCAGCAATATTAGTAACGTTTAGTGTATTGGCTTTTTTGTTCCATTCTTGTACCACAGCAACCACGGTTGCATTGGCTTCTGTACTATCAAGTGCTTGATAAACAATTTCTTTATTTTGATATGTACCTGTACCGGTAGCAACATTGAGTTGAATGGTGTAAGAAGAAAATGTTCCAGCATCATCAATCTCTTGAACACCTGTGCTAATAAGCTCATGTGAGAATTTAAATTTCTCTAATTGTAATTCATAGAAATATGGCACACGTCTACCTAATGTATGAAAATCTTTATCTTGGTCTGCAAATTTAATTTCATACAATTCACCTGTACCATTTAAAAAAGGAACATAAATCAAATCACCTTCACGAGGTCTTTGAAATACATTTTGTGGAACTCTTTGTGAAAATGACCTTTTAGAAACAATTACATTAACATTATTTTTAATTTCTAAACCAAACTTAGAGAAGAATTCTTTTTCACCATCATAGTCTAATGAATTGGAAAGATAAAGTTCTAATGGAAATGCTGATTGAAATTTTTTAACTGGATCTTCACCAAACAATAAATCACGAGCAATATCGTTATCGTTTGGTAGATAATAACCATCAAAGCCCATAATTTTTATGGACTCAACAATTAGATCCTCTAAAACTCGTTGTTCGGCTACAGAGTTATAGTTGTTAAAATAAACTGAAGTTGCCATGTTAATTCATAAACCATTCTAATGGTGCACCATATTCGTTTTGCATTTCGGTTTCTAATTTTTCAATTTCACCAACGGCTTCTTCATAGATTTTATCGCCGTTTAGTGTTACGCCACCAGGCAACTGTAGATTATTAAATTTCTTTAAATTATTACCCCATGTTCTTTTGATTAACGCCGTAGTATATTCTTTCATCCAACGGTCATTCCATACTCTGTTATAAACAGTAGGGTCAATGTTAGCATAACACTCAGCAACAACAATTTTAGGTGCCTGTGATGATCCCCATGCCCAATCAATGTACAGTTTTTGCATATGACGTTGAAAACGAATTGGTACTTCACCCGAAAACATAAGTTCTAATGAACGTAGATGTTGTAGTGTTAATGTATAGTTAACATATGATGCAGAGGTAAAATCATAGAGTTCATTTAATCGTAATTGATATCTTAGGTCAAACATACTAATGGACGCTTGAGAATCTTGAATAGGGAATATACGAGAGATACCAACAATATCTAATTTATTATTGGAACTATCTTGAACATTACTTAAATCAATGTATTTTTGGTCAATATCACTTTGAGTTATTGCTTTGACATAATAAAATTTTTGAAGTCCATCAAAATGGTAATCTTGCCAGTATTGAAGGGCATCATCAATTCGATCTTCGATTTGATCCTCATCCACGTTAATATCAATGACGGGAAAACCTAATCTACGTAGGCAATAATCTTTAAATGTTTGTCTATCTGTTACAGCCGGCATAATAATCTCCTATATTAAGGTATTTATACCTTGCTGGTCAATAGCCATTTTTAAAATTCGATAGGTTTTTATTGTTTTATTCTCTAATCGCAGAATTAATTAAAATTAAATATTAGATATAGCCAAACTATGAAACCGGCCAGCACTTACTGTAGTCCATTTGGTCGCTGATCCTATTTGTGTTGGACTGGATCTATTTGCCACATTAAGACCTCCATCACCTGTGCCTAATTGATAATATTGGTTATCTCCCCACAACCATAAGGTACCATTGGTTTTAATGGCCATCATAAAATTTTGCTGGCCCGCACTTATTCGACTCCAATCGGTTGCTGATCCTACTTGGGTTGGCGAGTTTGTTTCACCGGATAAACCGGCACTAACACGACCTGATACACCTCTTGTTTGCCTGCCCCATGTCCATAGAGTACCGTTTGTTTTGATAGCTGCCATTGCAGCATATCGAGTACCAACTACCATGCTCCAATTTGTATCTGCTCCTACTTGTACTGGACTTGATCTATAAATTGAGTCACCAATTCCTAATCGACCATAATGACCCCTGCCCCACAACCATAAGGTACCATCTGTTTTGATAGCTCCAATCGTTCCAATAGCAAGTTTGCTCCAATTTGTATTCGTTCCTACCTGTACTGGACTGGATCTATAAACTTTATCATTGAGTCCTAATATGCCGTATTCGTTATCTCCCCATGCCCATAGTGTGCCATCAGTTTTGATTGCAAACGCTGCCTCAAGGTCCAACCCTGTGAATGTTACACTTTGCCAATTAGTATTTGTTCCCACCTGTTGTGGAAAGTTTTGATTACTTGTACCATTAAGGCCTAATTGACCCCTATTATTATATCCCCAAGTCCACAATGTACCATCGGTTTTGATGGCTGCAGCAGAATACCCCCTGCCATCCACCAGCGACCAATTGTTCGCTGATCCTATTTGTATTGGACTGTCAACGGCATTTGCACCTCCTGATTCACCCAACACATTTTTTCCCCATGTCCATAAGGTGCCATCGGTTTTAATACCTTTACTTGACCCGGACCCGGCAGATATTTTGGACCATGTTTCTGATCCATTTTTTTGCGGAGTAGTTGCCTGTCCATTGATCACACCCGTTGGCTGGCTACCTGCAGTCCCCACAGCGCCCCATGTATACAAAAATCCTGGTGTATCAATTCCTTGGATCGTTACTGTTACTTGAAATGTTTTTGAAGAATCTTGATTTTCAGCATCAGTAGCCACAACACTAAATGTATATGTAGTTTGAGCACCAATAGAAACTGTACCAGAGAAATATCCATTGGCTGCTAGTGTGGTACCAGCTGGTAATGTGGAGCCTGCTGCTACGGAATATGAGGTAGCACCAGTAGCACTAAGAGTAACATTAAAGGCTGTATTGGCGGTTTGATTTGATAAAGGACTTGAGGTAACCCAAGTTGGATCGGAACTATATGTTACTCCGTTAACTTTAATGCCCACACCACCATCAGGATTAACCACATAAAGATTATAAGATGCCGCTGATTTTGTTGGAACTTGAACTTGTAAAGTTGTAGAATTTACGTATGTAACGGCTGAAGCAGGAGTTGTGTCAATTAATACGGTGGCCCCAGATTGGAATTCGGCACCAGTAACCACAATGTAACCACCACCTACGTTAACCGCTGTATCATCTAATACTGTAAAGGTATTACTGGCCACGTTGGCATATAAAACTTTAGGCGCTAGTGTTTTAACAAGAGTTGCTGTTGCTGTATTACTTAATTGTGTAGTTTCAATTGTTCCAGCGGTGATTTGAGTTCCAAGAATTTTCGTGGTCATTTGAGCCTATCCTAAAATATGGGTGATTTATACTATATTTATAAATCATCCACATTTGGTTAGACTCCCATTTGTTTACGAATCTTGGTGGCTGAGATGTCGGTGATTGATTTGTCAAAGGTTTCTTGTTCGATTTTGTATCCCACATCACGACCATAGGTGATATTGACGATATTGGGTACCACTTGAATCTCGTATTGACCTTGATAGATTGGATCTAAATCTCTACGGATATACGATTTAACCTGTTCAATGGCAAACGGATTAGAACCTTGCCATCCTTGGCAATCTCGAATTTGAATGACTACTTGACCAGTTTTGGCAATGGCTCGGTCAAACAACGCTCGGTGACCTTCATGCCATGGTTGCCAACGACCTAACATTTGAACTGTTTCTTTCTTCCAGTCAAACACAGGCCGCCTACGATTTTCAATAATGTGATTACCAATAAACTCAGCCCATTTCTCTGCATTTTGTTCTGTCACACGGAAGTCATATACTTCTGGTGGCACAAACATTTTATTCGTATCTTCATAACGACCAGCTTCAATTGTATCAACCCAAATTGTCCAATCAGCTTTGAAATTGTTTCTCATTTCTGGAATAGGTGCCACGAAATCACAGATAACATAATCACCACCAGCTTCAAATGCAAACTGTGCCATTCTTAATGATTGCCGAATACGTCCTTCTTTAGAGAAATCCCAATCATTGAATTTCTTACGAACATCATCAGCATTGAACCAAGTTACTTGAGCACTAAATCCTGTGATGGGTAACATTTCACCATAATCGGCTCGTTCAGCATGTTTTTCTAGGTATTTTTTTAATGCTTCTGCCAAAAATGTTTTACCGGCACCAGGTAAACCCATAATTAAAATCTTTTTCATATTTGTTCCTTAATAAAATTATCAACGATTGCCAATGATGAACTGATTGCCATATCCATATCAATATAAACATACAATCCACATCTACCAATAAACTGGACCTTGTCGTTTTTTATGTCCTTATACTTATTATATATTGCTCGATTTAAACCTTCTGAATCTTTGACTGGATAATATCGTTCATAATTATTATCTCGATAATCACAAGGTTCTTCTAATGTATATCTCTCACCGAATCCATGTTCAGGAAACAATTCCCATTTTGTGATGCGTGTATATGGTCCATCATCCGTAAAATTAACTACCGATGTTGGCATATCAAAGTAAGATTTTTTGGTAAAATGAAACTTAATTGATCGATATGGTAATTCACCATGACAGTAATCATAATACTCATCTATTGCCATTGAATTAAAAACAAAATCATATTCAGTTTCCATTTCTTTAGAAAACTTGGTGTTTAATTTTATTTTTATATTTGAATG